TAGATCGTGGGCGACATTGCGCCCCGCTTTCTTGTTGACTAAGGTCATGAGTTCCTGCATGGATACACGACCTGCTTTCGTTTGTTTTGCCTTTCTCGGCATAGTGCCTCTCCTTATATATTATATTATAACACACTTACATGGTTATGGCAAGCATGTAATAATAATTTCTGATGAATTCCCCATCTTTTTCTTTTCTGTTTGGGTTTTCGATTTGACGTTCTTCATTCCCATAGCCCACTTGGCTTCTACGATATTATAATCTTTATACAATTCTCGAATCTCTGCGCAATCGTTATAAGATAATATCCAGTTGGATCGCTGAGAGATTATATCATAGAGTCCACGATGATCAAAACCAAAGTGAGTGTTTCCTTTATCTCCATAAAGTTTATCTTTGTCCGGACCTAGCATGTAAGGAGGATCTAGATAAAGCAACGCGTCAGGATGCGCTGGGATTGATTGCTTAAAATCTTTTTGTTCGACTGTTAGGTTGGGTTCTTTAAAGTTATGTAGGCGCTCAATGGAGGTATCAGTAAACCGTGCATATGATGCGCGCTGCGACCAGCCTCCACTAAATGTCGCTCCCGAAAAGCTGCTACGATTAATAGCATAAAACTTGGCTGCGTTTGCATAATTATAATTGCGCGCCTGTCGAATGGACTGTCGTAGTTCTTCTCTAATTCTCTCGAAATCTAATCGGGGCAGGCCCCGGGCCACAACTAATTCTCCTTTATGAACATAAACGTGTGGGCCCGTTCGCAGCTTATCACACTCCTTGGCTATGTGGGCGCGCTGCGACAGGAGGGAGCGCCAAAACCAAACCAGCGGTCTGAATAAATCATATCCATACACTCGAATGCCGCGCTCGGCGACGGCCAACTCAAAGGAACCACCCCCGAGAAAGGGGGAGCAAAGCTCCCCACAGTCTTCGGGGATGAATTCCATTAAGGTTGTGACTGCCCGGCTTTTACCGCCAGGATATCGCAGCGGGGTCTTCACTTTGTGAACAGAGGATCTAGATCCTTTCGCGTCAATGTCTTGCCCTTGGAAGAAGATCCTCCCGGGATTGATATCGACACGAACTCAGCCAAGAGCCCTTTGGCGGTGGATACGGACGCAAAGTGGTGTACGTTGCCCCCGTCCATCTTCCAATCGCGAGCCTTGTCGCGCTGCTTTGTAATGCTAAGGTGGTCCTTGAACCACGTTGCAAACTCACCAGCAATCTTGTTTCCCTTACGTGTCGATCCTAGGACCGGGTATGTAACGTACAAGATTGTCAAGGCTTCAAGAAGCTCTGTCTGGATCTTCTTATCATTTGGCCATGCCGACTTAATAGTATCAGCGGCCAATTTGACATTGGCGGGGTTGGTGCTGCAGTCTCGTTTAGCTGCTCTTCGAAATCCCGCAACGCTTACTAGCGGGTTGCCGCAGGTGCCTACGTACCCCTTGACGGGATCGTCAGGTGAACCACAGACAGCCAAACCACAGTACAACAATTGTCCTCCAGTGATTACAGCTTCGGCGTCACCAGCAAGATACTTGTGAAGAAAAGTTTCCTCGCCAGAACATTGCTTTCTGTTGTCTTTGTTAATTTCGGCAAAGATGCGATGGTATTCCTGCTTATCTTTTACCTTAATTACAAATGCCTCAATCGGCTCCTCTTCTCCCATGACGATACGCCACATATGCTTGCGGTGATCACCATCCAGCAGAAATCTCTCTCCGTTGGGGAACTCAGCAACAAGGATGGGACTAAACAAAGCCCAGTCCCAACCGTTCTTGAGGTAACCCTCAAGTGTGGCTATCTTTGTTGGGCGATTAACAATCGCCTGAATTGTGGTTGCTATTTTTTCTAGCGTTCCACGCTTACCCAGCTTCCTGATCTTCGCTTCGAGGGCGCGCCTCATGAGCCGGTTGATACGGACCTGTGGTCCAATTATTTTTTTACTCATTTGTTGTTTCTCCTTTTGATAAGTAAATGGTCAATGACCATGCTATCTTTTCCAGCCGACTTACAAAATTGCGACTCTACGGTAGGTGATAACAACCTAAAGCTTCTATTTAAAATGGGGCAGACATTTCCCGGTCTGCCAGCGGGGCGAGCCTAGCCTGCTACCAGTTCATTGAACGCACGGTCTACATCAGTTGTTTCTGTGCTCTTGTACTTGGCAGTCTCGTGAGAACGGCTCTCGGCAGATCCGTCGCCGGCCAATTGCTCATCGAGAATCGCGCCTACCTGCTCCGCACTAAGACGCTCGAAGAGAGAGTCAAAATCCGGAATACCATCAAGGAGGGCAGGGATGGCTTCGGTATCCTCAAGTAGCGTTGAGGTATTACGGCGCATTTTCAGGCTCGTCTGGGGGTATGCACCGGGCTTGGTGGGCTTGGTGTAAGTAAGAGTAATATCTGTACCCTCGTTAACGTCTGTGACGTCCCCATATTCAGGGTCTAGAATGTAGCCGAGCAGCAATTCGTATGCGGTCTTACCGTAACCGTATACCTTAATTCCCTCTTCCTCTCGGCCACGAACAACTACGGGGCTAAAGTAGCGGGTGCGCACAAAGAGTGACTTCGCCAGCTTCTTACTTTCCTCGTCGTTGTTCTCCGTTCCTTCGCGCCAAAGCGAAGAAGCGAATTCGCAAATCGGACATTGTTCTCCAAAGTTTCGTTTGGGACAAGGGACTCCGCCCCTGTGATCTCCGACATTATAATGGAAAAACATTTCCTTCAAAGGATCTCCGTCTCGGGTAGGAACAATACGAATATCCGTATCTCCCTCGTCTGGTTTGAACCAAACCGAGTTGGAATCACCCTTGTTTTCACCGCGCAAAGTTGCGAGCTTGCGGCGCATAAGCTCCATATCAATTGACATTATTCATTTTCTCCTTTTGTGAATAAAGTATAACACACTCAACTTTATGAGTCAAGTGTTTTTTGTTCTTGTACTACGTTTGTGTGGGCAACGCAGAACCCAAAATCTTCATGTTCGGTTTCATAAATGGCATAAGATAACTTTCTAAATGCATTAGTCGGTCTGTCTTTGAGCATATCCACCAGTTTTTTGTGCAAGCCGCCTTCGCTTGCTAATCTTTCTTCGTTTATACATATATAATAACACAGTTCGCGGGGGCTGTCAAGGTTAAAAAGCCATTTTTCTTCAAGATTTTCCATATTGAGTATTGCAATGCTTCTAATGCGGTTTAATGCGGCCGGCTGTGCGGTTTGTCCAATCTCTGGTTCCGAGAATTCAAAGTAGTTTAAATAATGAACGGTCGAAAAAATAGATTGGTTTAGTAAAGTGTAGTAAGCTTTGATCGGAAGCTCTCCAAGTGCCTGTTCCAAATTCAAATTAGAAATTAAAGTAATTGTTTTGAAAACTGCTGATCGTGCATATTCCTGTAGCACCCCAAAGGTAATTGCTTCTAGAATTTTGGGGACGCCCGTTAACAATTCGGTGTCGGGCTGAATATAGAACAGTTCAATGTCTTTATCTTTAATCTGTTCCAAAATTCCTAATACATAATTTGAACTCATCGAAGAGCCCATCACAAATACTTGTACACGGTCTCGCATATCGGCGAAGAACTCTCTCAAGTCTGGGATGTTGGTTTCGTATTCATCGGGCGTAGAAAATGATTCGAGACGAAATGCCCGGTCAGTATTTTGCACAACCTTATTATTTAAGGAGTATACTTCATAATTGCTGATGGTCGCAAAATTCTCTGCGATAGCTGACGCTGCATTTCCAATTCCTACTACTGAAATCATAACTTTAACTCTTTAAGATCGTAATAATTCTCGCCGCATGCAAGGTTAACTAAGAATTTATCTAGTTTGTTGCTAGCAAATATTTCTTTAATCTCGGGCACCAACGTGCGATCTTCATCGGCCAAGTCTACTACCACTTCATCATGGACAATATGAGAAACAAAAGATTTCTTTCCTGCCAAGAATTTATCTAGTACTATTGCTCGCTCTATTACCAAGTCGGACGTAGTGCTTTGGATTAAATAGTTAAGTGCCTTCCTTGCATCAACTCGAATCTTGCGGTTGAATATAGTATTAATATAACCCCCTTCGTACCATTTGTCAAGAACTTTTTCACGTCGGTAAATATTAAATTCATCGTTAGCAGCCTCGGGATTATACAACCACGCAAAGAATTTTATCTTAGCGTCTTCACGATCTATTTCGCCCTGAATTAAGTTTTTAATATGCCATTGGTGCACGTCTTCAGTGGGTTGTTGTTCTCCTGCCAACGCAATGAAGGTACGTACCTCTGCCGCATTGTAATCCAAGGATAGGAACCACTGATTGTGGGGCTTGAGGAGCTTCCGGAAATCTTTTTGGACCGTCAGTATGGGAAAGCTTTCTGCGTGGGTTGTAAGGCGTCCTGTGACCGTTCCAAAGGGGTTGTAGTCTATATATGCTGGTCCCCGTAGGAGGCTCTTCACCCGGGTGGAGTTCCGGGACGTCATGTGCAGATTCTTACATCCTTGGTTGTTCAGGTTTAACTTCTGATAGCGGAGCTTGTATAAAAGTTGTTGCGTTTGGTTCAAGTGTTCATAACATGCTGGCTTCTCATATGTTTCAAACACATGTTCCGTAATTTTATTCTTAATCTCGCAAAATTCTTTGAGAAAATTTTCGGGGACCAAATCAAAGATGCAATGGTCGTGCATGTTAATTTTGGCCAATTGAAACGACTTCATGTAGGCACGCAAGTGTTTTTGAGTCTTCAACAATACTCCTTGAAGTTCAGGAGGACAGACTTCATTGAGGCTTCGTCCTTCGCATCGGAGCCATCCATATTCTACAGGTGTATCTTGTAATGATCCTGTGTACTTCCACGTCCTATTAAGATCAGTGGGGAAGTCGTCGTAATAAAGTTTTCCATCGGTATATATTCCGATACATTCTGACTTGTCATCTATGGCTTGAAAATACAACCTAACCTCGGGTAGTGGAAGTGCCGTCTTGGACGCGGAGTAATTCACGTTCAATATCGCGGGCCGCTTCTTCTGTTTCTCGCTGATCCAAACCTCGTGCCTCCGCCCTAGCTTGTTCTGCTCTTATAGTATAACCGGTAGACCCACGATAGTCAAATGGTTTATTCAAAATTGTTTCAAAATAAAGCAAAGCTTTATATCTATCGCCCCCGTTAAATACTTCTATACACTCTCGCACAATCTTGCGTTGTTCTGCGTCGGTAAAGAATGTTTCTTCTTCGGCGAATCTCATCTCAAAATATTTACTCATAAAATAAGCAGCCGAATATCTCTCATTTAAGCTCTCCAGCGTATAGGTAGCACTCTCTTTCATCACAGAACGGATAGAATTATCAGCACCTACCTCGGCGATACTTGTTTTTGGCTTTCTCACCTTGTTGTAGAGGTTTAAAAGCTGTTGCCCAAAAAGCCTGAACACATATACATGCGGTGCGCTAGCAAACTTAGTAGACAATACACCCAAGGCGCCCGACGATCCATATCTCAACGCTGCTTGCTTCATGGCTACCGAATTTAAGTCTGCCATGATACGCCATGGCATGTTACCATCTACTACAAATCCATAATTATTACATTGGTTTGTCCAGAGTTCCCAATTGAGACTATTAAAGAAATCCATTACTTTGGCCTCGTCATCATTGGTTCCCACATCCGCTATTTCTAACACCAGTCCACTGTTGGTGCAGGAATACAGTTTGCTCTTGACATATCCTGGTAAAGTGAAGGGAAACTCTAAAGCGATATTCTTGGTGACGTCCATCAAAACGGCCATAAAATCATCAAAGTTCAAAATGGAAATTTGATTACCATATATATGGTCACGTATAACACTAGCTAAATTTTGAGAATAAGTTTTATAATGAGAGCGAGGGGATTCATAAGCTCGAAAGATCTTTAATTCAGCGAGATGTTTATCTTTAGTATCCAGTCTTCCGGTCATCCCCAGCTTTTGAAACTGGTTCGCCATGTCTTCAAATTGATCTACCACAAAATCCATAGCTTGTATGCTTATTTTTGGATCCGCGGCGCGTCCGTTAGAAAAGCTTTTCATCATCTTGGCGCGAGGGATCACAGGAATGGAGAAAGCATTAACCTTTCCAAACAAAACCAACTCCCCTCGTTGATAATCAAGAAGGTTGCGGGTTCCTGCTAGTACATTGGGGTAAGGACTATAGTTTTGTAAATCGTAGATGGCATCTTTGTAATTGCGTCTCTTATAATAAAGCGCCTTTAGGCTCTTACCTCGATTTTTACCTACATAATTTTTGCCCATTTATTATTTCTCCCCCCTTAAGGATCCGTCGTTGCGCTTTCTTGTCGTACTGCAAGATTGGTGTCGCAATTTCCTTGGACGCCACCGGGTGTTGCCACCTGTGTAGAGTCTTGCAGAAGCGGTGAGTCTGCACCGGTGCAATCACTGATACCATTAACCCACTTAGCATGTAATCTCGATTCTGCTTTGCCGGGAGCAAACGAATGTTCGGATTTTATAATCATCATATATCCTCCGATGCCGTACTGAGTCAGGTTGAGAGGATCCTGGCACTCCAAATTGGTGCTAGGTGCAAGTCCGCGTGGATCAATAAAGATGTAGGTACCAGGAAAGGTTTTTACATTTGCATACATCTCAATATCTGCATCATATAAGACTCTCAATTGTTGGAGTCCCGCATATCCTTCTTGTTCAAAGCGTACTTCTGCTAGCCCAGGTGAATCGGTTTTATTAAACTTAATATTTTTAATTAATCCGCGATTGCGGCCGGCTAAATAATGATAAATGCCCGCTCGTTCGTCGGCTTCTTTGTCTCCGTTCATGCGCTCCATCGGGGCCACCCGACCAGCAAAATAAACAAAGTAGTTCATTTCAGTAGAAACGTGTCCCGCTGCAATAGGAGTGTCGGGGACGCCGGAAATATTAAAGACTGGACTAGGAAGATTAGCTAGGTTTGCTCGGGGTTTCCATTCATCGAGCCATGTCATGACGGCGGGGGGTCCCGTCTGGACGGGGGGCACATACCCTTCGGTTAAGCTAGCTGTTATTTCATCAATTCCGGGAGTATCGGCACGGGGATAGGAAGTTATCACAGTTTGATTCATGCGAATTTTACCGCCCGGCTTAATGTCCCAATTAAAACAAGAGCCATCATTAAGGAAGTCAGTAATTAATTTATTAAACAAGTCATTCAGAAAGCGTGTAAGTGTATAAATAGTCTGGACATTATCGCTTAGTTTTTCCGTAATCCATTCCAATAAGTATTTAAGAGAAATGGGGACATCGCCGAAAGTACAATGAAGGGGTTCCCCGGCGTCCTTTCCTTGGTTGACTATCTCTAACGGTCCCAATACAATTCGCAACTTCTGGTAGGCTTTGTGTAGTCTTTTCATTTTTTGCTTTTCTAGTGCAACGTCGCAGTCATTAAATCCGGTCTCCTTGTAGATGGCCAGATTAATTTCGTCTTCCATATCCTCGGGCAACTCTTTTAATTCAGCCTCAATATTCGCCATAATACAATCTACTAAATCGCTTACATATACAAAAGGAAGATTTTCATTCTTTGGATCGGTTGCTCTCAAGCCCGCTTTAAAAAGATGCGTCTCCTCGGCGTTTGGATCACCGCTGAATTGATAATCTGCGATGGCTTCTCGCATTTGACCATGAATCGTTCCTATTGCGGAGGCGCCTTGCTGCGGCTCCAGGTCGCCCACATTGGCAGACCAATCATAATACGGACCTTCCGAATTAAACAAACCAATATTTTCTATGGGCAAATCTAGATAGTAAATCTTGTTCTGCTTGGCGAGACTTCCCACCAAGGCTTGAAGGATCTGTGGTTTTTCTTCGTTGGCTTCCTCCGCAAGATTTTTCTTGATGTTGCCTATTTCAGTGGCATCGCACTTTGAACTCAGATATTTAAGCTTAAGATTTCTCACTAATTGTTTAGCAGTGGGGTTCTTGGCGCCGGCGCTGGCAAAAATATTAAATGCGGGCTGATCATAAAAGTCTTCTACATAGGCGAGATATTTAATGACCATTGTTGTTCGTCCCATCTCATCAAATTCAAAATGATGAATCGTAGGAGTCAAATTCAATGTAATGGTGGAATTCCAAATTCCTTTATATAATAATTCTTTACCAGTCTCGGCCGTAGTTGCTAAGTTCGACCTTTCCCATGGTCCGCTTCCATTCGGAGTGGCCCAGCCTACTACTGCTTTCAATCTAAACGTAAGCTTATCTAGATTTTGATTTTGTTGTGCAAGGATGCCTCCCGCACCTCCGGAGTTCGCGGCACCCTGAGTCCCAGGCTGGCAATTAGCGGGGAGCGCTCCAGGCACATTGTTGCCTCGGGCAGGAGGCGGATTGCGAGTCTTAAGTGCTAAATCAGCAAAACTAATAAGATGGCCATTGGGGTGCGGTGTCTGCGGACACCGACACCGACGCCGACGAGGCAACAGTAGTTCATCCATCGAGCTTGCGAATACTTTAAGAGTAGCACTGATGCTTTTCTTAACTGCGAAGGGGTTGCTTCCCTCATAAGCAAAATCAAAACTTTTGATGCCCACACCGGCCCCTCGCCGCCGGCGGTCTTGTAACATGGTAATTAAACCAGATGCACTCGATTCAAATATAAACTCATCTTCACCTTCTACTCCATCATCATCATAGCTAATCTTAAAGAGACGAATCATAGGTTGTAAGTGCGAAACAACTTCCGGATCAGCATTAAAAAAGAGTCTTCCCCCTTCACTCTGGGTTAGCTTATTAAGAAATCCATAGGGATCTCCATCTAATAAGAGGGTACTGTTGGGAGAACCATTAATATAAGGGAGAGCCTTCTTGGGCTCGCCGCGGCCCCCTGCAACATAAGGTGCGGCCCGGGCTACCCCTCCATCATAATCTCGCTTTTTCTTAATCTCAGAAAGTTGTCGCATATAGCTTAATAAAAAGCATTGTTCTTTAAAGATGTTGCGTTGAACTGCGGACCCAATCGCTTCCGTTGCTGATTGGGATCCTAGCTCAAACATAAGATCATTCATTAGACCCGTATTACTAATGTTATCAACACCCGGTAAAATCCCGATGGCGCTAGCCCAAAATCCGGATGCGTCTTCGAAGGCTTCTTTAATGGTGGCCATAGCTGCATCCAAAATAGGCAGATAAAGCATCACCGCATCTCGGATACACTTCCAAGCGGATGCAAAATTCTTAATCCCTCGTATCAATACCTCAGCAGCAGGTTTCATGGCAGCAAGAATCGGCTTAAGCTCTTGGGACAGCCCAGCATCTATTGCCACGCCCTCAATCTGTGCCTTGAAAACTAACCAAATTTGTTCAAAGGTGCCATGATGTTGAATGCTGTGGGGTGCTTTTATCCATCCGCCGGTGCCGGCTTTTCCTGCCTCGGCCGCATCTAGATTTCCTATTCCAGGCTCAAATTCATATCCGCGGATATCTCCTGTAAATCCTAGGGATAATAATTGTGCTTGGGATAGCCCACCTAAGTAATCATTTTGGCGATCATCTGAATTAGTGGCATCTTCTAGTGCTTCATCGATTACGCGCTGATCAACGGTACCTAGGTTCCACTCACTATCATCAATGTTCGCGTCCCGCATGGACCAAAAATTAGAAGCAAATGACCATTTTACTGCTTGATGCCATTGGCTCGTTTGGCTTTGTAAGCCGGAAACAGTCAACGGTAGTCCGCCGGGTGCAGCATTTTGTTGAGCATAGGCAAAGATATAAGGAAATTTGCCGGTGACTAGGTTCATAAAAGTGCTCAGAAAGTCACTAGAGCCCCCTGTAGTAGATGGATCAACAAATGCGTCTCTATTCTCGTCCGTTTTTACATAGAAGTCTTTAACTTTATACCGCTTGCTCATAGTCTTAGCAAAATCAATACTATTTCCCCCAGAGCCATTGTCGGTAAAGACATAATGATGAAAGCGCATGTGGTCTTCGATGGCGCGCCGGGAAAGATATTCCGAAGACTGAATAACTCCTGCGCCAGAAGAATGTAGCTCTCCTTCGGTGAGCCCATATTTTAGAGAATAAGCCTTATTGGACTCCCAATTCAGTTCCTCGTACTGGAGGGGGAGTCCAAAATTGGCAGCAATGGTGTGCATGTTGCGGGCTATATTTAACAGCGCAGTCTTCTGGTCCCGGGAATTCTGGTGTCCTCCCCATAAGGTGTCCGGGTGTTGACTCATTCGATAAGTAACATTTTCAATCGGATCTGCTAGCTTTTCACTATTAGGGATAATAGACAGATCCAATAGTTTTCTAAATCCTATGTCATAACCAATCCATCCTTCTTGGAGTTGCGTTTCAGCAAAGCGTAAATTGGTTACACAAGTCTTAAGCGAATCATGTAAGACAGCTATTCCTTCATTCTTAGCACCTTGTGCATCCAAGACCGCATCCTGTTGGGCGGTATCGGTAATTCCTTGCTCTATTAAAGCTTCTCTAGTGATCTGCGCCATTAATAGGCCCTCAATATCTTAAGAGCATTTTCTAAATTGAGGGGAATTGCAATTACGGCGCCGGGTCGTATATCCGCTTCGGTCATGTAACCGTTATATAGCGCAATGACCCACCAGAAATTAGGGCTTTGATAATATTGCTGGGCCAATTGATAAAACCGATCTCCATACTTCCACAAGTAGTTAGTGGTTCTCAATGAAGCGCGATCTGCGACGGTAGGGTTATAGATGTAGGGAGTCTCATACTGACGTATGTTTTTGACTCCGCGTTTCTTGCATAAGAGTTCGCTGTCATTGTTAATGATGCGGTATTTTGAATATCGTGATGCCATAAGTTAGAAATCCCCAGACATGTCGAACTCACCTTCGGCGTCACCGCCCAAGAATAGTGAACGTGCCGAATATTCTTCATAGCTTTCGCCGGCTAGAGGTACCAAGGTGCCCCCGACCACATCGCCTTGAGCGGCGGTACGCGTTACGGTTCCAGGCAACGCTTCCCCTGCTTGTGCTTGAGCATTTGCTCCTGCTTGATCTGGCATCTCTTCTGCCGGCACAGTGCCCTCGGGGGTTTGGTCCAACGGGGCTGCGCCGTTAGGCGTGGAGTCTCCGGGCGCCCCACCGCTAACCGCCGGGTCGGGCTCCGTAGCCTGTTCGTCTGCTGCGGTAGTAGCCGCGGTGGGCGGCTGCGGATAAGGCTCGCCGGCGCTAGTTTGATAATCGATCCCGTAAGGAAAAGCATTATTAGAAAATTGCCCCGTCTCATCCCACCCTAAGTGGTGCTCGTGAATGACCCCAAAATCAAAATTGATCTCGATTAATTTAGGAAGCACGCCCGCGTCCATTACCTGGACGGCTTGGCCGGCGGACTTCTGCTCTTCGCTATAATCCTTCGCTATCTCTACTACGCCCTTGTCGTTATCTAAATTGTGATTAATGGTGAGGCTCTTTAGTACACCCAACAACCCTTCGGTGCCGCCGCCACCCCCCATCGATTTATAAACCATTCCTTGTTGCTGCTCGGTGTAATTCGTACCGGGAGTTTCCTCCAGAATCCATCCACCTGGGTTTTTAGGATCTGGTACATAGTGAGTGAGCTTGGGCGACCACGCTTTTTGACTTCTAGCTAGGTTCATTAGTCCCAAGCGAAGCAAAGGAGATTGAGAGATGGTGGTAGCTACACCGGCTTGGCTATAGTTAGGATATAAAAATTGCGTGAGTGCTTGAACTTTGGCCAGATTCTCGAAAGCCTCGCTTTCAGAAGCGGCGGGAATAGCGAGTCCGACCGTAATATTCCGAGTAGTAGTTTTAAATTGATAAATCGGATCGGCACGTCCATAAACCGTTTCCGATGACCAGTCCGGCGAAAAAGTTTCATTATAGGACATTATAAAAGCTTTGAAATATATAGAACGCCCACTCGGAACATGAGTAATCGTTACCACCATTCCTTTATTAGCTAATGCGTCCGCACCATCTGCAAAGTTATTCGTTGAATCTAATTTATTTACATCAAAGATATTAGAATTGATTGCATGTGGTCCTGACATTTGTATTATTATCCTTTATGAAGCCTCGGCAAACTTGCCGTCCACTATATTAAGTACCTTCTCTTCCAAAAGCTTACCATCTAATTCAAGCTTAACTGTCACTTGTTGGTTGGTTGCCGGTGCTGCTGCAGCCGGCGCTGCTCCGCCACCACCACCACCGCTGCGGGCGCCGCCTGTAGCTTGTCCATATGCTTGGGCACCTCCTGCGCGCGATATCGCATTAGCCGATGCCTCCACGCGCTGCAATATGGTGGTGAAGGTGAATGCCTTCTTGTCAGGAATATCATCCATTGCCTTGGCTACTTGTTTAATAGCCTTGGCAGTTTCTAATAGCTGTCCCGATTGAATGCTTGCTAATGATTCAGTGAAAAGAGCAATAGCTTCAAGATCTTTGGTGGCAATAAACTTTAATGCGAAGGCTACAGAGAGCAATCCGATGCCCAAAGCGAACATCCCTATGGCTGCATAGGGCAAGAAAAGGGCCGCTAGTGCGAGGGTGGCAATCATGCCCGTAAACGCCTTTATCTTATCCACCTCTATAGCTTCGAACATTAGCACCATACCCTTAGCCAGTAACAAGAAGCCAAGTCCTGCTAGCGCCACGCCAGCCCCCACCAAAGCTACAGCCAATCCAACCCCAAGCAATGGGATAGCAGCGGCCGCGGCCGCCGGCGCGACAGCACTTAAAGCAAAAGACATCAGCCAAAGTCCGAGAGCCACTAAGGGGATTGCTATATAAAGCGGAGGAGAGTGAATAGAAGCTAATAGGGCATATGCCACAAGTCCAATTGCGGCGGCGAGGAGGACCCATTGTATTACATTAGCTGCAGAAGCTCCAGCCAACGCCCCCTGTGCTGCAGCCAACCCCCACGTAAGAGGAATCATAATAATCGACCACACCTTCTGGGCTGCAGCAATGACGGTTGCTCTAGTGGCAGAGGCCGTCCACAAATTTTGAGCCGCAGTTAGTGCGTTCTTGGCTGCTGTCAGGGCGCCGGTGGTGACCGCTTTGGCTTTGTCCATTCCGATCATAATTATGAGTTGGGCGGTCTCGGCTTTGTCGGCAATCCACTGCTTTTTAGATAGGAGTATGCGCCGGGTGGCAAGACCGATATCGCTTATTTTAGTTATCCCGAGCGCCTTTAATGCTTTTTCATAAAGCATCATCGCTGTCGTCAATCCCTTCCACACCACAATAGCCCCGCCGATCCATTTAACCCAGAATTTGATCGTATCAATATGCTTTACGAGCCAATTACCCAAAGTCTGGAGTTTCTCCAACAACGGAAGAAGAACAGGAATAAGAGATTGTAATACCGCTTTTAAGCTTTCTTGCACGCTCGCCATTTCGGCGGCGCGCGCGGCTGCATCAGCATAATCAGCGCTAGTCTGTTGAGTTTCTGCTCCTAACGCCTCCATATTGCCTGACATCATGAGGGCGAGATCACCCACCGACTCTAGACCTAGGCTATCTGCATAAAACTTTCTCTGATAGTAGGACATATCGTCGAATGATAAGCCAGCTTCGTCGAGGGAACCTCGAAGCATTTCAAATCTTTCTACGGGATCGGTAGCCATCATCAAATCCATAGCATTGACGAAGTTTCCACCTAATGCAGCATTCAGCTTTCCTGCTTGGGTAGCTGCACCTTCGAAAGTATCAAACTTATCAGTCATAGTTAAAATCTTTTGCATTTCTAAACCAGTAATCTTCGAAACTCTTGCTAGATCTTTAAAGGCTTTTGTTCCCTCCGATCCAAGCTTAGCTAAAGACGAGCCCATTTGTCCATATTGAGCTATTAGCTCCTTGGGAGCAACCCCTAGATTCTCAGCTAATGAGCTTAGCTCTACGAGGGTAGAGGCAGCCTGTGTGCCAGTCTGTCCCATCATCTTGGTGGCTACTTGCAGGCCGGCAGCGCTCTCGTGTGCGCCGATTCCCAGTTGGGTCAGGACCGCGGTGGTCTGTCCAATTTCGGCGCGGGCTTCTTCGCTGATCATTGTAAAATCAGTATAGGTCGTATAGAGGGCGCCCCATGCTTCTTGGTTCTGTCCGGCGGAGACGGTGCTTTCACGAGTAGCCTCGTAAGAGTTGGTCATCTCGCGCGCCATAGATGCAGATGCACCTGTAGCTCTACGGAACTCGCTTTCGGATTGATCTAAGGCCAAGGCAAGGTTAATAACTGAATCTACAAAGGCTGCTAATCCTACGCTCCCCAGCCGACTGGCAAACGCGAGAATACCTGCCTCGGCGCTGAAGAGCGACGTCGCAAAGTCCTTTATATTCTTATAATTAAAAAGCTGGTTTTGGCCATAGATCGCCATCATGCCACCAAGCTGATCGGCCATGGATTTGGCCGCATTAACAGACTGTTCTACACTAATGGTATACTTTTCTTGGCTATCGGCGAGTTCTTGTTGAAGAGCCAACTGTCTCTCTAATATGCGAAGTTCATCTAGATATGCCTGTACACTCGTTTCTTCGGCTAAGTGCCTGTCTTTTAAAAGCTGAATCTGGCGTTCGATATTGTCTGCGTGTTGGTCATGGAGTTGGCGTTGCGCCTCCAGGCTATGGCTTCTTTGCCTTTCGAACTCGATGATTTTTTGTTGTTGCTTAATAATCTTGTTTGTGGTCTTAACTTTGTCGTTATAAGCCTCAAGCTCGGCTTTCGCCAGCTTGAGAAGCTTCTCGGCGGCTTCTCGGGCCTCGCCGTCCATGGTTGCCGCGGCGGCTCGCGCAGCATTCGCTTTCTCGATGTTTTCCCTCATCTCACGCACAGTTTCTTTGCGCTTATCTTCGATCCCGAAGGCTGCCTTAAGATTTGCAAGTTCTTCGTTGGTCACGCTCATGGTATAATTTTCCTATAGCGCCTCGATAGGCGTTACTCAATTAAATAGTTTTCCACAAAAAAAGACAGGGCTTATTACTTGCCCTGTCTTAATCTTTACTTTATTTATCTTGGTCGTGTGGGAGGGGGTGGCTGATTCGTCGCACTTAAGGTCTGAGTGGTCGAACCTCCTGAGCCGCCAGAAGATGCCTTGTCGATGGCTTCTTTCTCTGCTTCCAGTTGTTTTACTAAACGGTCCACAAACCATTTGCGCAATCCCACGGGCAAATTATAAGCTTCTGTGAATGACCAACCGCCTGAATATTTTAAGAAGAAGAACTGCTCATAAACGTTCTCCATATAATCAGCGGTCAGGCCAAAAAAAGTCCGCGGTGAGCGGAACCTCCATCTCTTGTTCGTGATCACACTCTTGGCACGCAAAAAGCTGTGTTAAATCAACATTGGGGGAGGTCAGCTTATATGCTTGGCGCAAATAACGTGCATCAGCGGAAGGCATATTTTCTACCAATAGCTTTAACATTTTAGGATCCGTGCTGCCATTCACTCCCACCAACATATTGCTTAATTGGGTAGTAATTGCATGATCTGTCAAATTGGCGCGCGCCTGTTTCGTGTTACCCGTTAATTTCTTTTCATCATAGCCTGTCAAAAGGCGGAAAACAACATTGGTTTCCAAACGTGGAAGCCAAACCTCATAAGTTCCATCATCAGTAGCGGTTACATCCATCTCAGATGCTCTCTCTCCAGTATAAACACTAGCTTCATTTAAATCAAAAGAATACTCTTGGGACGCACTACATGCAGGACAGGTAATCTGGGTAGTATAAATGTTTCCATAGCCCGAAGTGCGGGCCGCAATAATAATGGCGTTGCGATCTCCCACCAATAACGAATAGGGATCGATAGCTCGGTTTACGATAATGTTTTTAAGCAAGCGTTCAATCGCAATGCCTTTCTTCAATAATGTTCTCGACGTAAGAAGGTCTTCTTCCTTCGCCGTCATATGTCGAATCTCAATGCTCTCTTCATTATGGAGCGGGTGTCCCTCAATATAAAACTTTCCTTGTGAAGGAAGCTCTACAAATTCAGTTGGCACAACAAAGGAAAACGTTGGGTTATCCTGTTGCATCACTTGAGGAGGAGGACCACTAGATTCTGGCGTGGTGTCGCCCATGCCTAGGCGATCTTTATTTCGTGACAATATTCACCTCTTTTATAAGTCTTGTCTAAATTGCTGCTGCTTCGTCCGGTGCAGCATTACTGGGGAGATCCCCGCCTCCGCTGGCCTTATCGAAAACGGCGCCGTTGGGGCTTTGGAGAGTTGCCCAGTCGTATTTCAGCGTCATGCTTACCTCGGTAAGATCATCACCGCCATATTCCAGGTCTCCGAATTTCAAATCCGTAATCCAAGCATTCTGGAGAGTCCAGCTTTCAACGCTCTCACCGGCGCCGTTAAGTGCGGTAACAGTTACCTGTCCCAGATTACTTGCGGCCGATGCTTTCGTCATCGTAGATAGGTTGCTCGACGTGTCAGGAGGACTATAACCGGCGGCCTGAATAATGCTCGACAGATCAAAGGCAACGTCAGGTTCTTGGGGGTCTACCATGGTGATAGCAACATCGTTCCATGTGACAGAACCAGGATAATAAAACGTATGATTCAAATACTTATGTTCTGCTGCTGCAATCGTGAAAGAAGGTTTAGCGGCAGTCTTTGCATACCAAAGATTAACCTCACCTAACCCACTAATCCGCACTATAAACCTAAATTTTCTTTTAGGATCCCTAAGCGTAGTATCGCTCGAAAAATTGTCAGTCCAAAATGCCATTGTTTAATTACTCCTGTGTAAGCGTTTCAAAATTAAATAGTAAGGAGAGAAAAAATCTCCATATCTTTTAATCATCAAATGACGCTCCTGTTGATGCAATCACAAAGTCGATTGCAATGTATTCAATTGCCCGG